CCCGCTTCTCTCTGGCCACTTCCATCCAGAGGTAAACGTCAGGTTGGCAGCACTACCCGTGTCACCAACAACCCTTACAGTCACCGTCTTGACCGTGCTTGACGGCATGTTGGTTACTGAGAATGCGTGATTCTTGCTTCCCGTGACTGAAACCGTTTGGAACGGAGCGCCATCCAAATCAACCTCCACCAAGTAGTTTGGATCACTTCCCCCCAGGGAAATGTTTGATGTGGAGTATTCGGTTGTACCAACCTTGTTGATCTTGTTGATCTTCGCCTTCTTTAACCTTGTGCCGGTTGATGCACTGGTGTCGTGTACGATGACATAGTCATCATCTGCCGCAACGTAACTAGCGTCCTCGGTCAACCCTGACACAATGTTGGTGTCATCAGTTGCCGCAAGCTTTGCAGCAGTTATCACCGCATCGCTTGGAGTGACCTTTGCGTTGCCGCTATCCAGTTCTATTGCCGCAGTCCCCTTGGGCGCGGAGGTAATGTTTCCTGAATCGTCAACCAACAGGATGTTGTTGGCGCTTTGTGCGGCAAGCTTACTCAACACTATTGCCGCAGTGTTGCTTATCTTTGCGTTTGTTATCGCTTGGTCTGCTATCTCCGTTGATGCGACACTCCCTGTTACTGCGACAGTAGGAGTCGCACCCGCATTGAGTGCCGCTCTTGTTACGTTACCACTGGAGAAGTCGTGTCCCTTCTGTACTGTTACTGTTAAGCTCATTTTCTTAAACCTGTTTTACTGCTGCTTGTGTAGCCGGTGAACCACCGACAACAACGCCAAGTAGTTCCGCACGACCGTTGGTGTTCTTCACTTCCAACTGAACGTACTTACCTTCACCTCTGTACTTAAATCTGTTTTGCGAATGCTGATGCAGGTCAGGGTCGAATCCTGTTGAACCAAGTTCAATTGCCGTATCGGGATTGACCGAGTAATCCTGTCTGTAAGGAGTGTAAAAATCGTTACCTGACATGGACTCAACAAAGTCGGATGCGTAGAACGGTTTTTCGTACTTTGTTCTGTCGAACGTCAGACCGTTTGTTGGTGTCAGTTCCTTGGTATTCTCCGCAGCACCATCAAACACCGTCTTTATGGTCACTGTGGGGTCACTGGTTGCCATTTGCACCTCTGCGTTAGACCAGCGCTTTGAAAGCATCGTGTTGCCCGTGTATCCACGGGTAGTGACCTCATCGCTTATCTGTTCAACCGCAATCTTACCAAAGTCAGCGTGTGCCACCGTGTCGTTTGCGGATACCTCATCAACAAACCCTCCAACTGTTAAATCGTCATCATACAAGTTGATGAACCCGTCTGTGCTTAAAAAGAACAAGCGACGCTTGCCTTGATAGGTTGTCTCCACAAACTGTTTAACCTTAACCGCAGCACCATCGTCGTACCCTGCCCAAGCTTGCGACAGGAAGTCGTACACCAAGATCGCATTGTTGTAGGTCGCACCATCCAGCGGCACTGCCATGTACAAACGATTGTTGTGGTATGCCGCAGACGCACCGGACGCATAGTTCCAGTTGATTCGGTCAATCAACGGTTGTATCGGGTCTGACAACGGAACATCAACCGCAGTGACCTTGCCGTTGTCCGCAATTCCCAAGCTTGTCACGCCGCGCTTACTGGACAGGAACACAACATCCTTACCAACCTGCACCACGGAGTTTCTGCCAACTGCACCGTACTCCCTCGTTACCTCGTCGAGCGTGATGTCTGACAGGTTTCCGTAGATGTTGCTTACAATGTAAATACTGTTGGTCTTAAAACACGCTATGGTCGAGTTGTTGATTCGCACCAAGGAGACAAGTTCATCCTCACTGCCTTGGTTAATCTTGAAGTTTGAAAGGACAGGTTGATAGCGGGTGTAATTAAGATAATCACTTGCCGCAATCACATCCTTGTCGTGCGGTATTAACAGACGATTGGAAAAGAACAGTCCCGTGGAACCGTTCGGGATTGTTTCAGTACCGTCATCGTCATTCTCATCAATATCCGTGTCACTCGACACCCTGCTGATCGCCTTGAACCCTTCGTCAACACGCTCCATCATCAATGGTGAAAGCGATTCACCACGGAACATCAGAACCACATTAAAGCACTGAACAAAATCTACGTCTGCGGATATGCTGCTTACACCTGCAAGCTTGGTTGACGGGTTACTTTCCTTTGTCGCGTAAACACCATCAGATGTCGCAACCAAAAGGTACTCAACAGAGTTTGGGTCTCTGAATATCCCAGCGCCATAGACAGTCCCGTATCCGTAGGTGCGGTGTCCCAGATTTGTCCAATAAGATGAGTTAATTGTGCTTTCCGCAGTGCTGTGCAATTGCGGCGATGAAACTGCACTGTAAGTCGTTATTGGTGTCTGGTTTGTATTGGTTGCGCTTGCCTTGAAATAGGGACCAACTAGGTCGGTGCTTACGCCAGAAACATTTGAGTTGTTACTCGATGGTCCTGCGGCGCGAAAGAAGTTTGAGTATTGTTCGTAAGTCCCAAGCAGGTCCACCTTCTCTGGCAAGCTAACAGGTGTGACGGTTACGTTATCAACCCTACCGCGAAAACCACCACTCGCTTGTATGTACAGACGTTGTGGCTTTAACCCCTTGGGACTAATTACATCTGTAAACGTGCCAGTTGCACTGCCAGAATAAGTTCTCTTTGTTCCAGAGTTAGTGCCACTGATAAACGGTTGAACAGAACCGGCAGTCCAGTTTGATACAGAATATGTTACAGTGTAAGAACAACCAACAAGTGTCCCAATGTCTTGATAAAGATTTAACAGACCAGAACCGCCAGTGATCTCTGCGTAACCACCAGCATTGTAAGTCCAACCGGAACTTATAGAACCTTCCTCTTGGAAAGATACATCAGCAACCGTAAGCGTACCCTGCAAGGAGGTCGCTCCCACGCTTGCATCTGCGCTTAATGTGAACACACCCCCATATTGAAAGGTCAACGTGTCCCCAGAACTCATTCCAGTAGAAAGGGAGTAAATGCTAAACGGACTTTCGCTTGTGTAGGTTGTGCCGCTTGTGCCGGTCTGAGCCGCAACAGCAGTAGCGCCAGTAAACACCCAAGCGGAACTGGAAGAAAAATCACCGTTTTGAAGGTTAAGTGAATTGGCATTTGAAAGCACCAGTGTTCCAGTTGCTATGCCATCAAGAGTGTTAGCGTTTACAGCAGCATGAAGACCACTGTATGTGACAATGTCATTGGCATTGTAGGATGTCGCAGCAGACCATACGTCGTGCGCCTTATTGGTCCACGGCATCTTCTTGATACCTGACCTAGTCGCAGCTTTGCCGTTCACAAACCTCTTGTTCCTTGCGGACGAACAAAACCCCTGCGGAAGCTGAGACGGGTCCAACCGCATGTTGACACCAACAAAGCTTGTGTCTCCGTCCAGTATGGGTTCTGTCTTTGGCATTACTGTCTCTCTAATTCAAACTCCAGTTCAGCTATCTTTCTCAACGCTTCCCGTGTGAACTCCGGTGCTTCCCGTGCTGCTATCGGAAACTGCGGGTGAACGGTCAACGTCGAGATGCCATCCAGTTCCCGATACACGGTTGTCTGACAGCCCCCCACCAGAAGCGTTAGCGATAGCAGTATCAATCTTGTCCAGTTTTTCATTGTAGCGTTTCTGTGCCTTCGCCTCTCGCAATGTATCGGCTACCTTTAAAAAGAGCCGCTCCAGACTCGGAACGGCTCGGAGCAACGCGACCAATGCGCTAACCAATCCCATTAGGACTTCTTCTTCGCAGGGACAACTGAACTCGCAGCATCTAGTGCTGCTTCCGCAGCAACCTCGGTCTTCTTAACACCATGCCGCAGGAACACTGCCAAGCCACTGGTGACAACCAGTTGCAGCATTTCACCCAGTTCAAGATCGCCAGTGAAGTATCCACCAACTGCCCCTACGATTGCGGCAATTGCCGTCCATACTGTTTTACTTTTTAACATCTTATTCTTTCCTCAAAAGTTCCCTAATCTTCAAACTGATATAAATTAAACTCGCAACCGAAATACCAACCTTTAAAACAAGGTCAATGTCCACCAACCAGTTTCCCAATCCTGTGACACTTGCGATTGCGACTTTAATATCATCTAAATTCATTCCTTTGCACCTTCATACTCAAT